GTCGGCGGGGACCGCTAGGTACTTGTTGCCAGAGGTGCACTGACCAGTGACGTTCTTCCGTAGGTCCAGCAGCTGTACCGTGTTGAAGATACGCTGCTCAGCCTGTTGGATGAAGGCGTTGATTTGCTCTGTGGACGTAAGCGTAACCGTCCCAGACCCCGCAGAATCGGTCCACGTAGTGCCGGGGAAGTCGTTCTCGACGTACCCCTTAATGGTCTCGAACAGCTGCGCGTAGTTCATGGCTTAGCCCATCGGCCCGCGAGCGCGAGTGCCCTTAGTGGCAGCGCCGGTCCCGCGAATCTTCACCCCACCGCCGCTCTTCAGCTTGGTCAGGGGTTTGCCCGGGTGCATACCGCGCTCGTGCTTGTGGATAGCGGACGCCGCCATCTTCTTGTCTTGCTTGAGGTCAGCCTTGTCCATGGTCAGCTTCCTGTAGTAACGGTGACGGAGCCCACTGCTCCTGTAGCTTTTAGCGTATCTGGAAGACTAGGCAACTCCAGAGGGTTATTTAGCCCGACAGGGTTCCAGCCCCACTGGATGATCCGACTTCCTTCGCCGGGGTTACCGTTGTCATTCAGCCCAGACTGGAAGTAGCTGTTGTCGGGCCGGGGATTACGGAGCGCCTGCGGGTCGTCCACTGGGTACATACCCAGTTGCAGTTGGGGGTGGTCGGGCTCCCAGCAGCTACGGCATACAAGGATGTTGACGTTCTTCGTCTTGATCGTGAGCTGCCGAAGCTCCTTAAGCTTGTAGCGGAAGCCGCACCTGTCGCACTGGGCAATCGCGCGTTTCCCGGTGGCGAACCTGTTGGGCATGGATCACCTAAACGCTACACGCGGGGCGATGCGGAGGGGGGCCTTCTCTCGGTCTTCGTCAGACGCGAGCTGCCAAGCCTCGTCGTACATCTGCTTGAGCATCATTGCGCGTTCCATGGCCCCCGGGATTTTCACCGACAGGTGGTACGCTAGCCCTGCCACCATAGCCGGAAGGAAACGGAACGGGATATCCTGTGTCGTGACGCCCGAGCCAGCCTCTTGAATGCGCCGAAGCCGCCAGTAGACGAAGGTGTAGTAGCTGGATTGGTCTGGCACAGGCCACACGGTAACCCGGGGGTAGGCGACACCAGAGGGCTCAGTGGCCCCCGACCGACGTTCGATCCAAACCTGAATTGGCCTTCCTTGGCCATTTTTGTTCGGGATCGTGGCGTAAGTGTCCACACTGATCCTATTGATGTTGATGTCCGTCTGGTTCTGGCCCGACTGGGTCCGGATGACGTGGTCGATGAGGTCCACGGTATCCAAGGGCAGGTTATACGTAGCGGTACCCGCCACAAGCGGGATCGACCCCTGCTCAATAGTCCAGAGGTTGACGCCCCGGTTTGCCCATTCGATGGACATCAGGTTCAGGCTACGGCGAGCCGTACGGAAGTCGTAACCCGTGCGCAGCTCAGCACCACACCTCTCGAACGCCTCCTCGATGAGGGCGTTCATGTCGAGGTCAAACGTCGCTGTACCGCTGGTGGTCACCGGAATCTCGCTGTCTTCTTGGCGATGCGCTTGGGTTGGGCCACGAATTGCTTGCCTTGGCGGGTGCCTTCACGCTTGGCCTTGGTTGTAGCAGCATACTCAGAAGATGTCAGCGATTGCCGCGCCTTCTTGGGTAGGTACCGTTCGCCCGTAGCCTTCTCCCCTTGGGTCGAAGGTTTGCCAGACTTGGTCCCCCAGTCCTCCTTGGTCCACTTGGAGAGCGACTTCTGGGCTTCGGTCTTGGGTCCGGAGTACCCGCCACCTGAGGACTTGTACTTCTGAGTAGCAAGCTGTGCCTTACGCGCTGACCATTGGCCGGGGTCTCCCCCTTTACCGCTGGCCTTCACGCTAGCAACGACGCGCTTCCACTTGCTCTCGTCGGTACGAGCCACTTACTTGCCCTTCTTGAACCCCTTGAGCATCGCAGCAAACTGGGCGCTCTTATCCGCCTTACCCGCCTTGCCCGGGGCCTTGGCCATCTTGGAGGCTTTGGCCTTCTTCATGGCCCCCATTCCCCGAGAGGGCATCACTTGCAGCCCTTCATCGTCTTGCCGCCCTTGGCCATCTTGACCATCTTCGCCTTGGTCTTGCCCTTGCGGGCGATGCCGTCAGCCTTACGCGCTTTCATAGCTGGGTCCTTTCGTTAGCTACGCTTGTTCATCTCTTCGACCTTATGCTCAAGGCGTTCAAAGGCCCTGTCAAACCGGTCTCCAAGCTTGTCTACCAGACTGTTCATCTCAGCCCGAGTAACGTGATCCCTCGCAACCTCTTCCCGGGTTTGGTTAAGGAGGTTGCTGATCCGATGGAGGTCATCGAACTTAGTCTTCATGAAAAACCCCAAGACCCCGACAAAGCCGGTAAGAATGGCGTCCCACAGCGTCTCAACGTTCATCTCAGCACTTCCACGACTTAAGGTACTCTTCCCACTCGGGGCTGTCATTGCTAGCGTAGATGTACTGCATAGCGAACTCTAGCAGCAGCGGGTCGTCTCTAAAATGCCCGAGGCCACGGTTACAGTGGTTGCACAGCATACCCCGAACCCGCCCCGTCTTGTGGTCGTGGTCCACCACGAGAGGCCCTCCAGAACCGCAAATGACGCACTCTTTTGTCGAGGCTTTAAGGTCCTTCAGGTCTTCGTCGCTGATTACGTCCCGAAACTTGCCGCGATTTATCTCGCTCCGGTACGTCGCCCGGCACGTGCGGCACCAGCTATCGAACCCCGACTTAGTTTTGTTGTGCGGGGGGAAGTGGACTCCGTCTAGCGGTTTGTCCTCCTTGCACCGAGTGCAGGCGGCCTTTAGCAGCTCCATGCTCGCCTCGCTTTATTAAGGCGGCTGTTCGGGTCCTTAGCAGCTTTGGGGAACATCTTGGCCTGACCGGCGGACCTAGCGCAAAAAGACTTCCGGCGAGCCGCGTCCTTTTCGGTCTTGGGGTTTGGGGCAGGCGGTTTCAGCCCCGGCTTGCCCGGATTCGCACGGTTGTAGGAAGCCCGCCCCTTGGCGTTCAGTCCGCCCTTGGGGTTCTTGCCTTCCTTACGTGTCCATGCGGGAGACTTGGCCATCACACGTACTTCTTCTTCGTGACCCTGCCGCCCTTGGCTTTGCCCATCGAGTCGCGAAACGCAGCGCCAAAGCGTTTACCCGCTGGGAGGTCCCGGTACTTGGGGTCTCCCTTGGCTAGGTAGTCCACGGCCTTACCGAGGCCGGTTTTTTGGCTTTCTTTGGAGCGAATGGCGTCGCTCTTAGCCATCATGTCCTTGTAGGCAGCCTGATTAGCCTGCCCAGACGCCGAGGGTTCTTTCTTGGGCGGGGCCGCAGCCTTCGGGGCCGCAGCTTTTGGAGCTGCAACTTCTTCCTTCAGCTTGGTAGTGTAGCTCTTGCCGTTCCACGTGAAGGTCTTGCCGCCGCCTTTGCGGGCAGCGCGGAAGGCTTCGGAGAAGCTGCCACCAGCGGCCATCTTCTTGACGCTGCCGCCCTTCTTCATGCCGGTAGCCCCTGTAGTTGTAGGGGGAGGAGGTGACGCTTCGCCGGGACGCCGACGCCTACGTTTTGCCGCCATAGCGGCGGGGGAGAGGATTTCGGGGCCGTGCTTCTCGACCATGGCGGCGGGGGAAAAAACCTCAAGGCCGTCTTTGGACTTCATGGCCATTGCCAGCGGAGAAAAAATCTCAAGGCCGAGCTTCTTTTTCTTCTCGGGGGCCGCAGCCGAAGAAGAAGTTGTGGTCTTGCCGCCTTCGGCGTAGCGGCGCTTCGTGATCTCGCCGCCCTTCTTGAACGGACGCGAGGTAGGCTCGTCCTTGACTGGGTCGTAGGTACGCTTCTTGGGTGGCGGGGTCTTAGCCTTCTTCTCGGTGTACGGCATGGCCGTGATCGCCCGGGACGACTCGTCCTTCATGGCGTCATAAGGGCGCTTCTTGGCGGGAGACTTGGCCATCAGGCGACGTCCTTCTTAGAGGGGACAAGCATCGGGTAGAGCATGTCCGTGCCAAAATTGCCGACGTACTCCTGCACACCCATGTGGCCAAGAGTGATGGTCGGGTCCACCCAGACCTCAAAGCCGTGCTCGCGAGCGCGGTCGCAGAAGAGGAAGTCCTCCCCGACGTAGCCCTCGTCTGTCAGCATGAAGTCAAAGATGCAGGGCACCGTGCGGTCACAGCGCGCATCGAAATAGCGCCACTCGGGGTGGGCTTCGTTCAGGGTCTCAAACACCTCGCGGCGTACCAGCATGAAGGCAGTCGCCACGCGTTTTGCGCGGACCAGACCCATACCGTTCATCGTAAGGTCGTTGTTCTCGTCGTGGTCGAGGGTGGCGATGTACACCTTGTCGGTGCTACGCGTGCGCGGGACCGCCGCCACGATGCCCTTCTTGGGGTCAGAGCCCCAAGCCATAAGCCGGAAGATGTCCTCGGGCTCGAAGTTGATGTCGCTGTCGATGAACAGCAAGTAGTCGCAGGTGGAGTCCAGAAGGTCTTGGGCCAGCAGGTTCCTAGCCCGGGAGACCACGGAGCATCCGCAGATGCTGCCAATCTGGATGTCGATGCCGTGCTGGGGTGCCGCCTGTGCAAACCGCGCCAGCGAGACGGCGAGTTTCAGCGAGACCTTGAAGTCGTAGGCGGGGAGAGCGATGAAGAGGCTCTTACCCGCCAGATCGAAGCTTTGTTGGGCTTCCATGTGTCACCCGTAATAGACGACGGTTGAGGCCACGTTGGTGACGGTGCCGT